CTGATAGATAAGCATCTACCGTGATCGTTGGCGATGTACCGGCTAAAACATACTCAACCCCGATATACCTAAGTACACCTTCAGTTGGGACTGCCATTGTGAAGTTGTATCCTGCTACCAATGTTCCGGCAACAATCGCTCGACTTGACAAGACGGTTCCTAAAGAAGTCGCAGCACCTGTAGCAACGCCAAATGTATAAGTTTCATCGGCGGTAGTGAAGTCAGCCGCAACGGTTACATTAAAGTGAACGAACAAAGGTTTACCTGCACCCACTTGCCTTGCGGTTTGGGTAAGGTCGATTACGTTGGTACTGTCAGCCGATGCGGTTAACGCTTGGGCATCCGACAGTTCTAATCTTGCATCTACATAACTCATAACTGATCTCCTATGATTAGGAAGTTTATATTTAGTTTAACCAACGCCACTTAGGAGATGGTTGCTTCTGTACTGGTTAACGCATCACAACGCCTGACTGGAATACCGTCAAAGCTCACAACACTCTTGCCACCCACCTGGTCCTGCGTGAGATTGACATTTGTGGTGTTAGCAATCTGTCGTTTAAGCGTAGAACGTAGCACTCGGTTCATGTAGAACGCAGGTCGTCCCTTGCTCGCGTTAGGCAGCAATTCAACGGCTTGTGACATAAGGTCGGTAATATCCGCCGATGATCCGCCTTTATCAGCTTGCAAGGCAGAATTATCAATGTTGCAGATACGAACTACATATCTCCAATCCCGAACCGAAAGACCGCAGTCCCACTTATAGTGAGATCGATAGGCTTCCATGCGTCCAGAGTTGGAACCATCTGAAGCATCTTCTAATGTGACCTGACCCTTATCAGCGAACTGAAGGCCAGCTTTTGATCCTTTAGGATAAATACCGTGAACGGTATCGTTCCCCCAGGAGATCAACCAGATTGAGCTATTGTCTGAACCAGACCCACCGCCCAAGAGGATGTTATCCGCATTGGCAGGACCTGAGTTGTCGTTGAATCGAGGCGCAAACCCAGTAAACTCTTCTGGAGCCGTACCTTCGTTGCCGTACATAACCGTGTTAGCGAACTCTTGACTCATCCCTTCGATATGGGCTTTGTCTTCGGTCATTCTGAATGCAGAGGTATTGCCATTCAAATCAGCCAGGGCTTTATCGATTTCTGCATAAGCCTCTAGCATACCGGTTGTGTCGGTGACCTGGACGTTCTCAGCTTTGTTGGGCTGAACGCCGCCATACAATTTACGCCAGGTAGGACTTGGGAGTCCGGCTCTAACAGTTGTACGGTGACCGGTCGGGAGGTTACCCTCGACCCATACCATGTCATCAAGCATTTCGTTTGTTTCGTTTAAAATTTCTACAATTGTTGCGATCTTGCCATCTGGATCCGTCGCTTTCGCAACATCGGCAAGAGTTGGATTGGTAACAGCTAAAGTAGCCATAGTTCAAGTTCCTTAATAAAAAAGGTTTAAAATTCAAACCTCCAGGAATTGAATAAGCCGCTATCAATCGTCCCATCAACTAACATCCTGTCAACAAGGGCCATCCATGGCCTTGATAGGACTTATTCCGTACCGGAGAATTATTGTTGTTTATCTATGAAGGATGTGTCCCCCCATACATAATGTCCGCGTGAGATTTCTTTTGTTCTTTAGGCTTCATATCGCCAGGAACAAATGAATCTTCGCTGACTGCTTTGCTAATACGATGGAACACCCGAATCATTTCAGGATGGTTCCCCATACCGGTTTGGTTCAATAGAACTTCCACCTTGGTCATCTGGTGACCCTTCATCGCACCTTCCTGGTGCAGAACTGGTTTACCGTCAGTATCTGTCGCTGGACTAGAAAAAGAGTTCATCACCTTCCTGGCACCCACAATGTTCTCCGCCAGGTTAGCTCCGCCAAACTCCTTGTCATTCATCGACTCAGCTGCCCATGACTCATGGGTTTGCTTTAAAGAATCTTGATCTCTTCCGAGAGCTTTCCCCAGGGAATCTAAATGCCGGTCCAGCATCTGTTGTGCCTTCCCTTGATCGACTCCCATTTCCTGGGCAAATTCGCCAAACTCTTTAGTCGCTGAATCATCCATTGAATAACCTTCAGGTACTACAAGGTCAAACCCTGTACTGCTCTGCTCCTTCGGTGCTTCTTGGCTTTCACCGGCCTCGCTATTGGCTTGGCTCTCTTGGGTTTCTGCCTGGTCCGCCGTGACTTCAGTCGTTGCGGTTGAATCCTGTTCTTCGCTCATACGTTTCTCCTTAAAAATTCAATAAACATCTTTTGCGCTAACTCTCCATCTGCCTCCGCGATCTCGCCATAAATCCTAAGACCGGCTGCTTTCTTACCGAGTGCCTTATAAATATCCACGTTGTTGGTTCCCTGGATATCCTGGAACACCCCATGAAACTCCAACATCCCATTGATCCATCTTCTACCAGGTGCGGTTGATAACACCTGTCTTAAATCATCTAACCTCTGGTCCTTTTTAGACTTGGCGGCATCTTGTTTTGCTCGCCGCTTATCAAATTCGTGTTGACTCATAGTTGAGTGAACTGACTCGCCACGTTATCCAGGGCGGTGCCTTCTCCAACTTGCGTTTCACTTAAAGTCTTGGCGGTATTCGCCATTTCTGGTATCGCTGCCGCTTGTTCTGCCTGGGCTTGGGCTGCGGCCCGATCCTGCCTAATGATCGCAACATCCTCATTCGCCACAATCAAATGCGGTGCTATACCTAACATGTTGCTGTATTCATCGATGATTTCATCAGCGTTGAGCTTGTCTAAGACTTCCGGCCTAACCGCAGCCATCTGGCCAATGGTTCCGACGATCCGATCGAGTGATCCGATACCGACTGCCTTTTGTGCCTGGGCCAGCATCGAAATGTATTCAATGTTTATTTCCTGGCCTTGCATCTCTTCAGGCGGTTCCGGAAACCTACCTTCCTGCATCGCGATCATAAAAGCGTTGTCTATGAGCGGATCGAGCAGTTCATTCTGGTTTCGTTCCAGGACAGGACCCAGGATAAGGAGTTTTTCTTCATGTTTCTCCTGAATCTCTCTTGCTGTTTCCGGCTGGATACGTTGCTGCGAGGAAATCATTTGGAACATATCCACAAAGAAAGCGGCATTGATCCTGCCCCTTACATCCACAATGTCTTCAAGTAAATGCTGTAGGTTTAAGTTGACTTCAAAAGAGGACCTGATGCCACCGGTTGGGGCCGCAGGATCGTAATAACTGATTCCCCCTGGTAAAACATCTTCGCTGCCACGCAATGCGGTCGGGACCTGTAATGGAGGATCAGACATATAGTCTATGCCCTTGGCCTTTTTAAGCTGGTCGTCTTGCAGCTGTAGAATATCTCCCAAAGCTGTCATGCCAGGGGAATCCGATCCATAAACATCTCCGCCCCTGACTATCCATCGAGGAGTCAATGCCGGAAACTGCGAGAACCCTGACTCTCGTAATGTCTGGTTGTTGTCTTGCCCTGGTTCGATAAAGATCGACTCCCAAGGCATATTGGTGTTATCTGATTTAGTGAGGTCACGTTCTTTCCTGGGTTGAATCGCATGGACCACGGTCACCCATTCATCCATAATGCCTTTGTCGTAAAGAGCTTGGGCCATCTTGCTCACATTCTTGTAGCCAAACTCCTGGACCAAAGGAGATATCTGCATCTGAAATTCTCGATACACTGTATCCACTTCATATCGATTGCTCTGGGCAAGATAGAACTCACCTACCGTTTGCGGATAAAGGCGGATAAGGTCGTTATGATCTCGGAAGATATAAGCGCATGCCGTTCCAAATGCACCCATCTCTTCATAAATTCCATGCAACACTCGATAGGTATTCGACCTAGCAAACAAATCACGCAGTATTTCAGCTGCTTCATCCAACCAAATCTTAACTGGCTGGAACTCCATCAGGTCGCGATCGGCTAATGCCAGGTTAAACCACTTGCGAGCCGGTGAGGACATTCCTGCCATCATGCCAGCAGCCAGGATGTTCAATGCCCTGGTCCCAGTAGAATCGTAGATGCTGGTATTGCGACGCTCCCCACTATTGCGATCTTCCAGGAAGTACCTGCCGGACCTGGGAAGTAAGGTATCGGTGATCTTTTTCCAATGTGCGTAATAAGATTCTCGCTCCAGCTTCAAGGTCCCAAGCCTTCGCATGTACTTTTCGTTTAAATCTGCCATCGTGCCTCCATGCACTTTCTAATCCAGGGCATCCATGCCCAGGAAATGATTAAGCTAGTAAGTTAGTCCCTTGGTTTAACTCGTCATCCGATACACCTCCACTCAGTAGAGTGTTAGGGGTAGACGGACCACTTGCCTTCTTCGCTGCCTTGATCTGAGCGGTTGAAGATGTGTCCGCTGCTTTTTTTGCCTGGACGGTTTGTTGATTCAAGAAAGCAGAATTGTCCGGCATCCTCGGAGGCTTCGGGGCCAGCATTGCTGGTAATACCGCAGATGCTACCATCGCGCTTCCTAGTATCCATGCTGTAGTTGTAGAAATTACACACATAATTAAACTCCTATTGTTTTTGTAAATTTATAACCAGCTGGTTCAAAACCCATACCCTTCATAAACTTGCAGCCCCGATCCATCTTGATTCCGGAATTAATATCTAACTTCAAGTCAACCACCCCCTTTTTAGCCATCTCTTGCTCATACATACTGAGCATAAGAATTGCCGCATGGGAACCTCGATGTTCCTTCCGCACATAATGGCAAAGGTTTCCGCTGTCTATCCCAGACCCATACCAACTTGGATGCGCCAGCCCAATAGTTATGCCGATAATATCACCATCATCCTGGGATATCCGCATAGGAACCTCAATGTTTCCGCCATCGTCCAGGGCTACAATAGAAACCCCATCCTTCCGCATGATATCGGATTTTAATAGTGCCTCCACTGTGTCCTTATTGTAGTCCGTATGGCTATGGAAAGACTCTGCATGGTAATCCTGCCCCATACCAGCGACTGAACTTATGTCATCATCCTCCATCAAACGGACCTTTATCATCAACTCCCCAACAATGTTTTACCGGTTGCTAAAGACTGATCGCCAACACCCTGGGTGCCGGAGAACAGTGAAGAACCTCCTGCATATCCCATGCTTCCACCACCAGTTTTAGATGAAGATTGCTGCCGCTTCATCGAAGAGGATGGACTTCTAGACCCCTGCCTTATTGGTTGCGGTACATAAGGCGGAGGGGTGTAACCTCCTCCTCCACCGCACATTAGGACTGATAATAATTCGAACATCGTTTTGAGCCTCCTTGCTCCAGGTTAATGGGCATCATGCCCCTAGTAATGTTTTCTTTCCTAAA